TAATCTGACGGCTCTTCCAGGTGACGGGAAAACTCTGACCATGGCAAGCGATAGTTCACCCGCCCAGGGTGAACTACGGCTCAAGGCTCTGGGAAATCAGTTTAAAGTAACAAAGGTTTTGACAGTAAACTTTAGGATGAACTAAGTTCAGATGAGCGCAAGCGAAATCTGAAGATCACGCAGTGATCTATAAACAGTGTGAGACTCGTGCTTGAGAAATGACATACCCTGACTTGACTGTGACCAAAATTAAAAGAATGGCAATCCAGACTTCTTGGTGGTTTCCATGTGCTGTTTGGTCATGTCATTGAACAATTTGCGATCGGTGGGACTGAGATAGAATGCATCTTCGTAAGATATACCACCACGGCTAAGCCATGATATTTCCCACATTTCGCTCCTAATACCGTTGATGTCTCGATCCATTTTTGACACCAACTGTTCAATCGATTCTTGATCTAGTACTAGGAGCTGCGCCCGAAAAAATTTGATAGATCCAACACCAGGGGTTGTTCGTAGTCCTTGCTACAGTGACTACAGGTCAACTTCAGCGGTTTGAGATTGCTGGCACTGCGTTTGGCAATGGCAGCATCTTTGATAGCATTGAAAATCTGACTGCTACAGTTGGTTAAAAATTCCAAGATCTGTGATTCATCATCTACTATGACATCATCGGTGCGTATGCTACCAATGCTGCGACTCAGTGCTTTGATGGTTCCTTCGGTTACTTTCAAAATGAGATCATTGATCTGTTGCAGTCGATCAGCATTGGTAAGATCTGCTGTGGGCATGATTTCTGCTAGTTTTTGCTCGTTGAAGTGATCTTGATTGGTTTCGTTGATTTCTTTATAGGTCAAAGGTCTGAACATGATTTCAAAGTTGCCAATCACTGTGGATTTTTGATACTCGCTGCGGCCTATCATGGCCAGCTGATGGTTTAGATCTATCACATACTCTGATGTTTCTTGACAGTGCGTGCAGGATCCAGTGACATCTATGTCCTTGCCGTAGGTGGCAATCTTGATGGCTATCAACATAGCGTCAAGATCGATACTGGGCACTGCCCAGGCATTTTTCACATTGGGTATGCAACTCTGTATGAGACTGATCACACTGGAGCCGTTGAACAGCGCATCAGGAGTCTTGTTCAGTATCTCATCCCGCACAGTCATGGGATACACTGGAAGTTCTCCGTTTTCAGGCATGTCAAGATCATTGGGTCCATAGTGTAGTCCGTTTGAAGGTAGTCGCAAAAATATCGTGGGCTGCCTAAAATAGCGAGTCAAAGGGTTAAAAGATGTCATTTTTCTGTCCAATAAATAAGGTAACACTACTTATTGCGGTTAAACAATGGATCAACAATATCTAAGAGAATTTGCCGAAGCAACCAAACGTGCCCAAGAAGAAATTCAAAAATACGGCGCAGTTACTGCTGGCACCGCACAGCAGTTAGAACAACTGCAAAAAGTACAACAAGCACAGATCCTCAACGCTAAAAAATGGAGTGTGGCTGCTGGCGCTGCTGCTGGCGCTGCTACGCAACTTGGCTCATCCTTGCTGGCCGGTGATACCAGTGCCAAAGCTTCGGCCAAGGCCTTGTCGTCATTTGCTGGGGAAATTGGTGATCTAGTCAGCGGCTTGTCTATGCTCATGCCCGGCGGCATAATCATCAAGGGTCTGACATTTGTTGGAGGCCAGCTGCTGAAACTGGGCGGCAAATACTTTGAAAAAGTAGCAGAGACCACTGACTCACTGTATACCAGTTTGTACAAATTACGTGACACAGGACTGGCCACCGAATCGGGCATGAGCGGCCTGGCAGGTCGCATGGTAGAACTCAACTATGGTCTCAATGAAGTAGACAAAGCAGTTGCCTTGCTCAGTAGCAATGCTCAGACTCTGGGTGACTTTGGCGGTACCGCAGAAAAAGGCGCTATCGCATTTGGTGAATTTTCAGACAATCTACGAAAAAATGCCAACAGTACCTTTGTGGGCCTGCGTAGATTGACAGGCAGCCAAGACGAACTGAACAAAAGACAAGCAGTTTACATCAATCTGCAGACTCAGTTGGGCAACAAGACCAATGTTTCCATAGCAGAGTTTGAACGCATGACCAAAGCCACTGATGCACTCAGCAAGGCATTTGGTGTCAGTACCGATGAGTTAGACAAGAATCGCAAGCGAAATCTTGCTGAAACTGCCATGAGGTCTTTGGTACAACAGATGTCTGCTGGTGGTAAAGAAATGGCAGCACGCGGCGAGCAGATGCTAGAAGAAGTGGGTGTGCTACAAGCTCGAGGTGCAAGCAAAACAGCCGATGGTGTCAAAGCAGCACTGACAGGACAATTTGGCAGCGAAGATTATAAAAAATTACAGTTGGCAGCAGCAGCTGCAGGCGTGGATCTCAACAAACAAGTGGCCGACATCAAGACCGGCAAACAAACAGTCTTGGGTATGACGACATTGATAGCCCAAGGCGGACAAAAACTACAGGCAACTATGGGTCGAGTGGCTCAGCAAACACCCGAGATAATGGAAGAAACTTTTGGTTCATTACCGGAACTGCTAGATCTTGCAGCAGCCGGCGATCTTAAAAATCGCCAAGAACAAGGTGCCAAGTCCGCCGATGCCATGACCAAAGGATTAGATGCTGCCACTGAAGCCGAAAACAAAAGACGTATCGCTGCCGAACAAGTTCGTAACAGTCTACAGAGTTTCGTGGAAGCAGGCATAGTGCCTGCTACCAGTGCGTTGAAGACCATGACTGAGACTATCAACAAACTCACTGGCCAGAGAGCCGAGGCCCTGCGGGCACAAGAAAGATCGCCCAGTGGACTCGGCGGTGCGGCTGCAGGAGCTGCTGCTCTGGGGGCAGGAGGAGCTGTCATTGGATCAGTGGTACCAGGTGTGGGCACAGTTGCAGGTGGTGTCATTGGTGGCATAGTTGGCGGTATAGCAGGTGCCCTTGGTCTGATAGATCATTCCTATGTAGATGCCTTCAAGACCAATCCCGACGATGTGATTGATTTTGGTGATAAAAGTGGATCACGGCAGGCTTTTGAAGGGTTAGATCCCAAAACCAAAGAAGATTTTTTAAAAATGGCCACCGAGTACCACAAGGAGACCAAAGAAAAAGTCAAATTAACTTCGGCATTTAGAACACGCGAAGATCAAGAACGCCTCAAGGCCAATGAATCTAAAAACGCAGGCAGGCCCGTGGCTGCACCAGGAACAAGTTTACACGAAAAAGGCAAGGCCGTGGACATTGATACTGCTCAGGCACGCAAGATCAAGGCCATGGGCCTGCACGAAAAATACGGTTTTGCCAACGACATTCCTAATGATCCTGTGCATTTCTACAAAAAAGGATACAAAGATGGCGGCATTGCCGACGGTCCCGAATCAGGTTATACAGCACTGTTGCACGGACTAGAAGCCATAGTGCCTCTCGCCAACAATCGCAGCATACCTGTGAGTTTCCGTGATTCTGCACCAATGGGCATGAACTCGGATGCCATGTTCTCAGATACGCTGCCCAAGATCAACGAATCAATGACACAGCAAAGTCAATTTTTAGAACAACAACTGCAGAAATCCGAAGCCATGCTACAAGCTCTAAATCGTTTTGCCAGCGCAGATCAGATGCAGATCATGATAGATAAACTGCAGAACATCAGCGATAAAATGAACACCAACAACGACATCAACTCCAAAATACTCCAGCAGCAGATGTAAAACCCGCTAAGTAATAGCAAGGATCCCACACACCTATGTCTTGGAAAAAACACTTTAAAGTAGCCAACCCCGGCGACGGCTCCATGAGCCCCATATCAGGCAGCACAGCGCAGAGCCGCAACTATGGCGCAGATTTTGGTTTCCGTAACTATGCGTCACGCTTGCCTGAAGTGTATTCGGGCCATCCCAACCGTATTGAACGCTATAATCAGTATGAAGCCATGGACACTGATGCACAGATCAATGCCTGTTTGGACATTATCTCTGAATTTTCCACGCAAAAAAACCTGCAAAACGGCACCAGTTTCAATGTCAAGTACAAGGAAAAAGCCACAGATCATGAAGTAAAAATCATCAAAGAACAGCTGCAGGCCTGGGTCAAACTCAACAAGTTTGATCAGCGTATGTTCAAGATGTTCCGCAATGTGATCAAGTACGGCGATCAGGTGTTTATCCGTGATCCACAGACTTTTGAACTGTACTATGTGGACATGACCAAGGTCAGCCGTGTAATCGTTAACGAATCAGAAGGCAAGCGCCCTGAGCAGTACATTGTGCGTGACATCAACCCCAACTTCCAGAATCTAACTATCTCAGCCATTGCCACAGACGCTGCCTATGCCAATCAGCCGCAGCAGGGCTCCTGGGGCGGTCAGCCGGGCTATACAGTGCCTTCAAATCCGTTCAATCAAGGATCACGTTTCAGTCTCAGCCAAAACGAGTCGGCTATCGCTGCTGAACACGTGGTGCATTTGAGTCTGTCAGAAGGTTTGGATTTCTACTGGCCATTTGGACAAAGCATACTGGAAAGCATTTTCAAGGTCTACAAGCAGAAAGAACTGCTAGAAGATTCCATCCTGATATATCGTGTACAGCGTGCGCCAGAGCGGCGTGTGTTTTACATCGACGTGGGCAACATGCCTTCGCACTTGGCCATGCAGTTTGTTGAGCGTGTGAAAAACGAAATACATCAGCGACGTATTCCTACCTTGACCGGTGGAAGCATGAACATCTTGGATGCCACCTACAATCCACTCAGCATCAACGAAGATTACTTTTTTCCACAGACAGCAGAAGGTCGCGGATCTCGGGTAGAAATGCTGCAAGGTGGCCAGGCCGTGGGCGAGATCGACGATCTCAAGTATTTCAACAACATGATGATGCGTGGACTGCGTGTGCCTTCATCTTACTTGCCCACTGGTCCCGATGACTCTACCACACCACTCAGCGATGGGCGTGTGGGCATACAGCAGTTGATACTGCACAAGTTGGATGATGAGTTCAAGATGTTCATGCGCTGGCGTGGATTCAACATTGATTCCAGTTTGTTTGATCTGGAATTCAATCCACCGCAGAACTTTGCTGCTTACCGTGAAGCAGAGTTGGATACCAGCAGGGTCAGCACTTTTACCACTTTGGAACCACTGCCTTATATGAGCAAGCGTTTCTTGCTGAAACGTTATCTGGGTCTGACCGAAGAAGAAGTGTTGGAAAACGAAGAAATGTGGCGCGAAGAGCGCGACGAGCCTGCAGCACAAGGCAGCCAAGGTTCAGAACTGCGTTCAGTGGGCATCAGTCCTGGAGGATTTGAAGCAGATCTTGCAGGACTGCCACCCGAAGGCGCGGGTGCTGGAGACCTGGGTGCAGATGATCTTGGAGCACCCGGAGCAGCAGCACCGCCTGCAGCCAGCACTATCACTGCGCCTGGTGCACCACCAGCAGTTTGACAAAATCAAGTAAATATCATTATGAATTTTCTTGAATTATTTGACAAAGAGCCCGAAGGCTATCAGGACTTACAGGACGACAACAGCCGTCCTAAACTGCGCCAACTGCGTAAAACCAAACTTACCTTGACTCAGATCAATAAAATACGCCGTATGCAAGAAGTGCGCAAGTTTGAGTACGATGAGAAATTAAAGTACATCCGCAAACAGTATGCACCGCCTCCTGCGGTGCCGGGCTTATGATACAGCCCAAGTCATAATACATAAATATTTCTACCAGAAAACCAGCCATAAGTGGCTGGTTTTTTAATATGTGCAGTAAATAACTCTACACAAACCTTATTCTAGAAAAGGAACCAAAAAATGTCAAGCAAGTTTGAAAAACTCATTGAGTACGTCATTAACGACGAAGAACAAAAGGCTCGTGACCTTTTTCACGAAATCGTAGTGGAAAAAAGCCGTGGTATCTATGAAGACCTCATGGCAGCAGAACTCAAAGAAGAATCCGATGAGGATTTGGAAGAATCTGCAGATGAAGAAATGGAAGAGTCCATGGAAATGGAAACCATGGGCGGCGATGCAGCAGATCAACTGATGAACGATATCAGGAAACAGCCATGGAAGATGACGAAGAAGTCATGGACATGGGTGCCGAAGAAGAAATGGTTGGCGGCGATGATTTTGCCGACGAAATGGGCGCAGGCGGCGATCTCGAAGGTGATATCGCCAGCATTGACAGCAAACTAGACGAACTACTGGCCAAATTTGAAGAAGTCATTGGCGGCGACGATGGTATGGTCGACGGCGAAGAAGACGATGAAATGACCATGGGTTCAGAAGTAGAAGCCGAAGAAGAAGAAGTTGAGGAAAGCCTAGCAGAAAACGTTCAACTGCAAAAAGTTGCTGTTGACCGTGGTGATCGTTTGGCAGGTCAAGGCACAACAGGCGGTGACAAACTGCGTGTTGACTCCAAAAGCCCAAACGCTAACAATGCCGGCGCCAGTGTAACTGGTTCGGTGGCCAAACCTGCTTCCAGCAAGTTTACTGCTGAAAACCCCGATGGTACCAAAGCACCAACAACACAAAAAGCACCTGACATTGAGTCTGGCCTGCAGAACACTGCTGGTAAAAACATGGCTCCCATGAAACCTGCTACCAAGCCCACGCTGAGCCAGGCTTCGGGTGTTAACACCAAGAGTCCTTTAAAAGCAATCAAGAGCTAATCTAGATGTTTAAAGGGAACCGTCACTTACAAGAAGTTCTCAGTTACGATGCTGCCAAGATCGTGGTTGAGAGCCGAGAAGAAGCTCCAGGTAAAGAGCCCTCCACTTTCATGGAAGGCATCTTTATCCAGGGTGACGTTAAAAACGCCAATGGACGAGTTTACCCAGTGCAACAGATTAGATCAGCAGTGGATCAGCTCAATGAGCAGATCAACGGTGGATTCTCTGTGTGCGGTGAAGTAGATCATCCAGAAGATTTAAAAATTAATCTAGACCGTGTGAGCCATATGATCCAGAAAATGTGGATGGATGGCCCCAACGGCATAGGTAAACTGAAGTTGTTACCCACACCCATGGGCAAGTTAGTTGATACAATGCTGCAGTCGGGTGTGAAATTAGGAGTTTCGAGTCGCGGATCAGGTAATGTTGATGACGCGACCGGACGTGTCAGTGACTTTGAAATAGTCACTGTCGACATCGTGGCACAGCCATCAGCACCAAACGCTTATCCTCGAACAGTGTATGAAAGCCTCATGAACATGAGATACGGACATAGAATGTTTGATATGAGCAAGAATGCTGTGGGCGGTGACACACTTGCACAGAAACACTTGAAGAACGAGATTGTCAAGTTCATCAAGGATCTGAAGATTTAGGAGATCGTAATGCTAGACGCAATCAAACCATTGCTAGATAGCCAACTGATCAACGAGTCAACTGGTGAAGCCATCACAGAAGCATTTGAGGCCAAACTAAATGAAGCTCGTGAGCAGGTGCGTGCAGAACTCCGTGAGGAATTTGCACAACGCTATGAGCATGACAAGTCAGTTATGGTCGAAGCCCTAGATCGCATGGTAACCGAAGGCCTCAAAGCAGAAATGCAAGAGTTCCAAGAAGAGCGCCGTGGTCTCAATGAAGACCGTGTGCGTTTCCAAGTCAAGATGAAAGAATCAGCCGAGAAGTTTAACAACTTCATGGTTGGTAAACTTGCTGAGGAAATCAAGGAACTACGTTCGGATCGTCGCACTCATACCGAGAGCGTGGATCGTTTAGAACGATTTGTAATTGAAGCTTTGGCTCGTGAGATTACTGAATTTGCCCAGGACAAGCGTGACGTGGTTAACACCAAAGTCAAACTTGTGTCTGAAGCCAAGAAGCAACTCACAGCATTGAAACAGCAGTTTGTAAAAGAATCTGCTGCCAAGTTAGGTCAGCGTGTTGCTGAACATCTACGTTCTGAACTTACTCAGCTCAAAGAAGACGTTAAAATTGCTCGAGAGAACAATTTTGGTCGTCGTATCTTTGAAGCATATGTCACAGAGTTTGCAGGCACTCATCTCAATGAGAATGCCGAAGTACGCAAGCTCCGGGCTGTGATTGCTGACAAAGAACAGAAATTGGCCGAAGCCATTGAATCAACTCGTACTGCCAAAGTATTGGTTGAGAACAAGGAACGTGAAGTTCGTATGATCAAGGAGTCCACAGAGCGTAGCCGCACTATGGATGAATTGCTCTCTCCTTTAAACGAGGAAAAAGCAGAAATCATGCGTAACTTACTAGAAAGCGTGCAAACACCTCGTCTTCGCACTGCTTTTGAAAAGTATCTACCAGCAGTTCTTGAGAACGCCGCTCGGAAAGTGGCTGTTGCAAAACAGACCATTACCGAAAGCGTACACAAAGAAGTCACTGGTGATAAATCTGCCGTCAAACCCAAGTCTGATGACGCATCAAACGTCATTGAGCTCAAGAGACTGGCAGGGCTTTAATCTTACGACAAGAAACAGGAGAGAATCATGTCACAAGAACTGTTAGAAAGCCGTTGGGACGAGACCAAAGAAGCCCTACTAGAAGGACTCAATGGTTCCCGTCGCAGCACAATGGGTGTAGTTTTAGAAAACACTCGCAAGTACCTGAAAGAGTCATCTGCAGGTACCACAGTTAGCGGTAATATCGCTACACTGAATCGTGTGATCCTTCCAGTGATCCGCCGTGTTATGCCAACTGTTATTGCCAACGAACTCGTTGGTGTACAGCCCATGACTGGCCCCGTTGGTCAGATCCACACTCTGCGTGTTCGTTATGCACAAAGCATGACAGACACATCAGCAGCAGCAACCAGCGTTACAGCTGGCCAGGAAGCACTGAGCCCGTTCTTGATTGCAACAGCATACTCTGCTGGTGCAAGCACAAGCGCAACTCAGAGCACTTACACTGGTTCCAACACAGCAGCTTTAGAAGGCGACGGCGGTCGTAAGATTTCCGTTCAAATCCTGAAGCAGGCCGTTGAAGCTAAAACACGTAAGCTCCAGGCTCGTTGGACATTTGAAGCTGCACAAGACGCACAAGCAATGCACGGTATCGATGTTGAGGCCGAAATCATGGCTGCTCTCGCACAAGAGATCACAACTGAGATCGACCAAGAGATCCTGCTGAGCCTGCGTTCATTGGCTGCAACAGAGTTCACATACAACCAGGCTACCGTTAGTGGTACAGCAACCTACGTTGGTGATGAGCACGCCGCACTGGCAGTTCTGATCAATCGTGTTGCTAACCTGATCGCTCAGCGCACACGTCGTGGTGCAGGTAACTACGCTGTAGTTTCGCCCGCTTCCTTGACAGTGCTCCAGAGCGCAACAACTTCTGCTTTTGCTCGCACAACAGAAGGCACATTTGAAGCACCCACAAACACCAAGTTTGTTGGTACACTCAACAGTGCTATGCGTGTTTATGTTGATAGCTATGCTAACGACTCGACACCAGTTCTGGTTGGCTACAAAGGCGCCAGCGAAGCTGATGCTCCAGCATTCTACTGCCCATACATTCCTTTGATGTCAAGCGGTGTTGTTCTGGATCCCAGCACATTCGAGCCAGTCGTTTCGTTTATGACGAGATATGGCTACAT